GCAGTAGATTCATACGGTGAAGTATATTTAGAGGGAGTTTTCGTTAGCCCAGTACATGCAAATACTGAAGCAGGAAACCATATTATGGCAGCAGCAACAACTGCAAATAGAGTAACAGCAATATTAGATCAAGGAACTACACTACTTTTAGGAAGTGGACACTTTACTATTGGTAAAGCACTAACTGGTGGTTCAGCAACAGGCAAGTATATAGCTTGGAAATTAACATATTAGGTGAAAATAAATGGTAAGTGGAACAATATTAAAAACTGATGGTGCAGATTTTGCAAGTGCTAGTGCGGGAAGTTCAACATCTTCATATTTGATACCAAGAACACTTTATTCTGAAATGCTTATGGCAGTCAGAAAGAAGCTTGTTCTTAGTGCATTGGCAATGAAAAGAATTGGACCTATTAAGGGTAGTTCTCTATATTTCTCAGTACAAACTCCAGATTCTATGACTATTAATAGAGTTGGTGAAGGTGCAGAAGTACCACTAGGTGCAGAACAGTACTCAGGATTCAACATAACTCCAATTAAGTATGGTGTTAGAGTTATGGTATCTGAAGAATTGAGAGAAGACGCTCAATGGGATATAATTGGTTTGAATTTGAACACGGCTGCTTATGAATTTGCAGATAATGAAGAGGCACTTATTGTAGCACAATTAGATGCTGCATCAACTGCTGCAAGTCATGATGTCGCTAATTCAAATGCAACTTTGGCAGTAACAGACATAACAGAAGCTGTAAAAAATCTTAGGACTGATAATCATGACCCAACTGATTTTATTATAGGCGCAGAGCTTGAAGATGATATATATAACATATCTTCATTTACTTTGGCAAATGAATCTGGTGTAAACAATCCATCAACAAGATTGATTGGAAGGATAGCTGGTATGAGAGTTATTGTATCAAACAATGTTTCAGAAAAACTCGGTTATGTTATAGATAGAAGCAAAGCGTTTGTAATAGTAGAAAAGAGACCAATAACAATTCGTGGATTTTTCAACGCTGCAAGAGATTCAAATGAAATAACTTTAACTCAAAGAATAGCAGTAAGATATGTTTACGAAAACGCAGTATCTGAAATAACAACTTTGTAGAGGTGTTTAGATGGTTTTAGCACTAAGGGAATTTAAAAAAGGTCATTCTAAGGGCTTTATGTATTCATCACAATTGAATACACAAGCAGCAGCAGTGACTTCTGTTGCATATACTGCGAGTGGTGCAATAGCTGACGGAGATAATGTTGTAGATTTAAACCAAGCATCGTCTGCATTGGCTATGACATTAACTCAACCAATGATTGGAAGGATACTTGTTATATCCCAAATTGATGCTGGTACACAAGGACATACAGTTACTTTAGCACAGGGTACATTTGATGGAACAAATAATGTGGCAACTTTTAATGCTGCAAGTGAAGTACTTGTATTACTAGGTATTAGCAACAAAAGATACTTGATTTTAAAGAACATTGGTTCTGTAGGATTGAGTGCAGCTTAAACATAAAAATAAATTTTTTTTATTTTTTTTATATATTATAATTAATGAAAGACAAAAAAAGGTGAATGAGAATGGTTGATGATTTTGTAGATTTAACTCAAAAAAATATAGGTAAAAATGTGAGATTTACTGATGTTGATGAGAATATAATTAATAACAATCCTGGAAACTTAACAAAAGAGGGTTGTATGCATAAGGTTTGGCTGTGGGCGCAGTCTGGTAATTCACATGTTTTAAAAAGATATTTGGCAATGTATGCACTATGTAAAAACTTTGCTAAATCTGGAAAAACCACTGATGGAAAAACAATACTTTCAAGAAAGAAACATACAAGTAATCTTGGTATAACAAAAGAATGGATTATTGCCGAAAATATTGGTGGTAAAGATGAAGAAGGAAATTATATCATTTATAAAAGTGTAGCAGATTTAGAAAAATTTGTTAAAAGTAAAATTGGTATATTGAGTACAGTAACAAGAAAAGGTTAAAATGAAATATATACTAAATAAAGAAGCTGGTGCAAATTTTAGACACCCAAGTGTGGGTGTATTGCCACCAAAGACTGCAATACAAGTTAGTGATAAAATTGCTTTATCACTAAAAGATAATATCTCAATTATTGTTTTTAATGATGTTATTGCTGAATTTAAAATTGAAACAAAAGAAGAACAGAAGACACATGAAGACTTTGTTATAGAATATAATGGTGATTTGACAAAGGCAGCAGCTGCATGGAAACAATATAAAGAGGAATTAAAGAATGGTAGTTAGTTTAGCAGATTTACAAGCAGATTGTGGTGAAGTATATGATAATCTAAATAATGGAACTACTGCAGCATCTTCATTAATAACAAAAGCAGGTAGTAAAATATCTGTATTGACTGGGACTACAACTGGTTATGATTCTCCTATAAGGAATCTTGCAGATGCTTATGTATGTAATCAAGTTTTAGGTTCATCTTCATCATCTGATTTTGGTATTGGTCCAATCCGTGTTGGTCGTACACAAATAAGAGAAATGAGAGATCTGTTTTTAGAATCTGCAAAAGAAGATATGGCATCATTAGGATACACTTTAAGTACTAAAAATTTAATGTTTGAGGCAGTTAACCAATGAATGCTAATGTTATACAAGATAGAGTTAATAAAATAATTAATGAATTGGGCAATTCTATGTCGTATAATGCACCAATAACCACACAAGGTACAACATGGTATACTGATGAGGGTGATTGGAAAAAGATTTATGCTGGTACTACTGTTACAACAAAATGGATAGAATCTGAACAAATAAGTAGTTCAGAAGTACAAAATTTAGGTTTATTTAATGTAGGTAAAGATGAAGCGATAGTAAAAGGTACAGAGGCATATACTGAACTTGGCAAATGTGTTTCCAATTCTATTGATTGGGAAATTGAAGAAGTTAGCCCGATAAGAGTTCAAGATGTTACTGTTGCACAACTTTTAACTTTAAGAAAAGTATTGCCATAAGTTAATATGAACATTCATATTGGCTTTCTGCAAAAAGAGGTATAATCATGGCTATGACATTTAATCAATTAACCACCCAAGCGTGGAGTATTATGTATAATCACTTGCAAACAGGATTATACGCACTTTCTACGGATAATATATTTTCAGCTTATAATGACCAACTTATATCTAATGTTGGTTTTCCGTTAGTCATTATATATCCCCCAGTCATAAGTATCAAAAATATTGATATGAAAGGACAAATAAAAAGGGCAAGTATTGGCTTTCAGATTGATATATTTCATAAAACGGCGAAAGACTTAAAAACTTTAACTGATGAAGTTATTGATAAATTAAATACAGGATATATTGTATTCGCTACCAATAAACTAAGAAAAATTAAAGATGGTGAATGGTTTTCATCCATTGATTATGATAGTTGGAAATATGATACACAAAATGTACATACATATTCAATAGAAGTTAATTATAAATATATAGATTAATGGTAGAAGTAAATATTAAACTAACGAACAAGAATTTTACAAAAAATTTTGATGAGATGATTGTTGGTATTCCAAGGGCAGTGAATGTTTCATTAAGAGATTATTCGCGTAAACTTTTATCACAAATTCGTAAAGTTATACGGAGAAAAAGGAGATATAGAAATGAATTATCTCCTGGTAGATTAGAGAGAGATATTAGTATAAGAAAAGCAACTAATGGTTATAGAATAGAGATGTATGCACCATACGCAAGTGCCGTAGAAGAAGGTGCAATGGCTCATACAATCAAACCTGCTCGTTCAAGTAAATTGAGATGGGTTAGGGGTGGTCATGTGTTTTATGCACATAAAGTTAATCATCCAGGTGTTGTTAGACCAATGAATGCAAGAGAAACAGCAATATTGGAAACTATTGATATATTGAAAAATAAAGTTAAACAAGATATTACAAATGTAATAAAAAAATTAAGGTAACAAAAATGAAAATTATAAAATATTATAAACATAACTTTTCAAGACCAATTTATATGGATGGATATAAACTTTTACGTGGCTTTGTATTTGTTAAGTATCAGAATGGTGATATATATATAAATGATGTTCTTGTTAATAAAAAGATAAAAAAGAGTAAACCTAAACAAGTTGAGCCAAAAATTAAAAATGATAATGATAAAAAGAAATCAAAAAAGTAGGAGTAATATAAAATGCCAGTAGACCATTATGAAGGAGAAGATGTTATAATTACATTAGAGAGAAATGGTGCAAGTACTGTTGAGAATGTTGAAGGTAAAATAACTGCAATCAATGTTAGTGGTGGTGAAGAAAATACCGAAGTTAAATATGCATTTGGTAATAAACAAATTTTGTTTAGTAAACCAAAAGATAAATTTAAAGTTAATCTGGATGTTATTGTAACTGATGGAACTTTTCCACAAGCATTCTTAGGTGGTTCATCCAAATTAGCAGGTGTTGATTTAAAATCATCCAACACACAAGATAGTTGGAGAATTATTGTTTGGTTTGTACCATTTAGTGAACAGATTAGCAGTGGTTCAATATATTTACCACCCAAAACCAGTTCAAACTTAGGTAGGTGGATATTTGTTGATTGTAAAACTGTTAGCTTTGAAAGGAAATTTGAATCTGATGATATGTTAACAGGAACAATATCTTTTGAGTTTTCAGCAACAGACCCAATTGGATATGCAAACTTCTTTGAGGGATATACAAATTCAACAACAACAGCATTAAATGTTATGCAGATTAGTGGAGCAACAACTGCAGAATATCGTGGTGCATTATCATGGAATACAACAACTCCAGCATGGACTGGTGCTTATTCAACTTAAATAAGGTGATTTGAATGGCAGCAGGAGATGTAGAAGTATATGGACCAACTACACCAAATGCATTAGATGCATTATTGACAGGTAATGGTATTGTCGTCGCGGATAATATCACTATGTGTTCGTATGGTGGTGGTATGGTTGTTGTTTTAGTGATAAAAGCAGCATAAATATTTAATTTTTTATTTTTTTTATTTTTTATAATTTTAGAGGTAAACATGGGACAAACAATAGGTGGATATGATACAAACGCAAAAGCAAATCAAAGTGCATTATCAGATATTACAATAACTAAAAGTGGAACAAAAACATTTTTAGATATTGCTATCAAAGAGCCAATAGAAACTAATGGTGGCGTGCCAGTAAATATCCAAGACCAAACAACATCAATATTAGATTGGAACTTAACCCAACATTTGAATGATGTTACACTTGCTACCGACACCACAGTAGATAATGATACAATCACATTAGAGGCTGGGCATGGGGTGGTTGTGGGTAATTGGTTGGAATTTTTTGAAGGTGCTTATTTCTTACAAGTGGAAGTGAAAGCAGTCGTCACAAATACCATAACATTAGCAATGCCCATTGACCAACCATTCACAACTGGGGCAAGTGTCAGACGAACACAGAGTGATTTAGCAGTTGATGGTAGTGTCACGCCAGTAACCTTTAGTTTCGTTCCGGGTGGGACTAATAAGTATGATATAGTCAGAGCAATATTACATATTGAACACACAAGTGCTGGTGATGATTCATTGTTTGGTAACTTACCTGCATTGACTAATGGATTATATTTCCGAAAGAAAAATGCTGTGTATAAAAACTTGTTTAATGCAAAAGATAATGGTGAGTTTAGGCACAGGGCTTTTGATTTAGAGTATGGTGATTCCAGTAAGGCAGGACCTGGTGCATATTCAACAACATCTAGGCGTACATTTGGTGGACAGAATAAGAATGGTGTTGTTATACGGGTAGACCCTGCCCAAACCGAAGAAATTCAAGCGATTGTGAGAGATAATTTAACTACACTCACACATTTGCATATAGTCATACAAGGACACATTATTCAAGATTAAAATTGGTGATAGAAATGGAAGAATTATTAGAACAGATTAAAAGAATTTGGGATTCAAAAGAAAAAGAATTAGATGTTGCTTTAGAAGATATATCTTCACTTAATAATGAAATAAAAAGTTTGAAGCAAGATTTTAGTGATATGCAAAAAAAGTATATTGAAATGAAAACCAAATGGGAAGATTTGATAAGAAAGATAGATGGTGAGATAAAAAATGTCAGAGATTAAATATTTAACAGTTTGTAGTAGACTAACACAGTCAATGAAAGACTGTCTTGATGAAGTACCAAGGAGAGGTGGATTTTTTAATTGGTTATTTGCATTTAAAGGAGAAATATCTGCATTTAATGATGTTGATGATTTCAATAAATATGATATAATTCATATTAATGGTAGTCCAAATGATCAGATATTAGCTTCAGAAGTTAGACGAAGAATAAATAAAGATAATAAAAGAACAAAAATAGTATTGAATAATGACCATGTTCATGAGATATGGCCACAATGGAATATGCCTTTCCAGAGATACTATGACGCACAAAGACAAGCAGATATGGTCTTTGGCACAGAACAATATCAAACAAGCAACCTTATTGAAGGTGCAAAGTGTATACCACACCCACATTGGATTCATATGTTGAAACGATGGGGTAGAAAAAATGTTAATGATAGTATTGGCTACTTGTTTCATTGGTGGGAAGGGAATACCATGACACCAGGAATCTGGTCATATAAATTAAGAGAGCAAGGTATTAAGCATCGTTCTAAATTATACGCATATATGCCAGATAGGGATAAGTTTCCAAACTGGACAAAAGTATACTTTGATGATTTGATTTCACCAATGGCATACCCACAATTTATTGAATCAATTATCCAAAACAAAATCGTTGTAGATTATTGTGGTTATCATACTTATGGTAGAACATCAGTAGACATGGCTGCAATTGGTGTTCCAATGGTTGGTAGTAATCGTATAGATAGTATGCGTAGATGCTTTCCATTTACTTCACATGACCCATATGATACAAAAGCAATGGTAGAATCCATTAAAAAATTATGGACAGATGAAGCATTTTATAAAAAAGTAGTAGACTATGCAAAAGAAGCATGTGAATATTACAACTATAAAAATTCAAAAGAAAGATTTTTAAAAGCATTAAAAGAGACAGAGGAAGAGAAGAAAAATGAATAAAGAAGAATGGAAAAATATATACAATGAAGATTTTAAAAGAATGGATAGTTTAATCCCTGAATTTTCAGATAGGATTAAAAGACACATTCCTGAAAGGTTTAATTTCTTTGCAAGATATTTCAATGATGGTGATAAAGTATTAGATTGTGGTTGTTTTGATGGATACCCAATTTGGTGTTATAACAAATTATCTGATGGAAAAAATATAAAGTTTAGTGGTTTTGATGTATCGCCAAACGCTGTAAAAAGATGTGAAGAAAACCTTAACTGTCTTGATTATTTTGATGGTTGTAAAGAGGGTTTTATTGAAGAATCACCATATGAAGACGACACATTTGATGTTGTAATTGCATCAGAAGTAATAGAACATTTGGAATCACCACTTGTTGGTTTGAAAGAAATGTATCGTGTACTCAAAGAGGGTGGTAAACTTATAATTTCTGTACCTAAAGAAAAGAATCTTAGGGATAGACTGCATTTACATTTTTTTAATTATTATGATATAATGGATTTATTTGATACTTTTGGTGATGAATATAAAATATTCACTTGGGGTAAATTTTATGAATCAGAAAATAATATTTTTATTATAGTTTTAGAAAAGGGGAACAAACGAGGTGAAGATGATGGAAAATGAAAAAGTGCCACGAGTGGGTGAAGAAATAAGGTCAAGTAATGAACCAGTTAGGATTAGAACTTGGCAAGAAATACAAAGGGAAAATGAATGTAAAAAGCCAATCCAAGAAAGGATTGATGCAATGACATATGTTAAGCCATTTCCTATTAAAGAAGTGGATTTATTGACAATAAAAAGATTTATTAAATTTTGCAGATTTAGTTCTAAAAATGATTGGGGCGTCGGATTAAAGATACTTTTAGATAGTATTGATTACGATGCAAAGACAATGATGTTATATGAAAAAATATCTGCATTGGAATCACGAATTGAAGGTCTTGAATCATCACAGCAAGAACCAACGAGAGAAGTGGAAACTAATGAAGATAAACCAAAAAAAACATTTGGAGGTATGAAAAATGAATAATGCAGAAACAATAAATAAATTTAAAAAACACATAAATCCAGAATCAGAATTAGTTATTGGTGAAGATATTTTTGTATTTCCACCATTACTTTATGAAGATTTACCAGACTTTTATAAATTTGCAACTCTTTGGATAGAAAGTGCAGATGAGGTTCATATGCCTAAAGAGGAACTTGATAAATTAAGTGATAAAAAAAAATTAGAGATTATTCAAAAACAGGCAAAGAAATTATATGAAATGTTATCCCCAGATAATGTAAAACTTATAACGGGGCTTTGTTTGAAAACAATGAAGTTGGCATATCCAGATATGGATAATAATATCCTAAAAAGTTTTGTAGCTAATAATTTTATTACAATGATTGCTAAATTAATAGAAGTTAATATGCCACAAGATGAAATTAAAAGATAGACTAAAAAAATTATGGAATAAAGGTAATGAAGAAGATGAAGCAAATCCATGGATATTTGCTTCATATATTCTTTGTAGTAAATTTGGTTGGGATTATCATACATTAAAAAAACAACCATTACCTTTCATTTTTAATATGCTTAATATGATGGAGTATGAAACAAAAGTGCGTGAAAAACAGCAAGATGAAACTAAAGATAATAATTCGAAATCAAAATCATTCATGAAGTTTAGGAATAAAAAAGGTAAGTAAATGGCAACTATAAAACAAACTGTTGTGTTAGATGCAAAAACTAAAGCATATATTCAAGCAATGGAAGATGCAAAAAAAGCATCTGTCGAGTTTAATAAAATATTGCTTAGAACTGCAAAAGGCACTCAAAATTTGAGGGCTGCAACAGCATATAAATTAAATACTTTAAAAAAATCTGCATCATCATATACATCAATTAATAACCATATGTTGAGATTAAGAAAAACTATGGCTGCCACTTCTGAAACTACAAAAAGTTTTGGAAGAAGTATCAGGGGTACACAAGGTGTAATGCTTGGTTTAACATTATCTATGATGTTTATGGGTATGGCAATTAAGAGAACATTTACCAATATTTTACGAACTACTTTAAGCACTTTTAATCGTATAATGCAAGAATCTGGTTTCTTTGGCACAGCAGTTCAAAGATTAGGAGTACATTGGGAATATCTTAAATTTGTTATTGGGAGTACAATTAATAGGGCATTAGAACCATTGATGCCATTTATAATAAAACTTATTAATGGTTTTGCTGCAATGGTCCAAGCACATCCAGAAGAAACATTTAGGGCAATAGTTGGCATTTTGTCTGGGGCAGCATTATTACAAATAATGGGTCAGTTTGGAACATTTTTGACAGGTTTATCCACATTCAAATTAGCTGGTGGTTTTAAAACATTAGCAAGTAGTGGATTTCTTGGTGCGTTAGGTGGATTACTCACAAAAGGAATTGGTATTGGATTCTTTTTTAAAGGTGTAAAGGAAACATGGGAAGCATTCAAAGAAGAAAATATTTTGAATGGTATTAGGGGTGTACTGAGTGCAGCTGGTGGTGGAGCAATATTCTTTGGACATGGAAAACTAGGTGGTGCTGCCATTGGAATAGTAGCAGCAATAGATTTGATTCAAGGTATATTTGCTAAAGATGGTGCACAAATAAAAGATGCAATAGCAAGTGCATTTATTGCGGCAGGTGTCGCATTACCAATAGGACCATTAGCAAAAGGTGCATTAATTGTTATAGGTGTCTCATTAAAATTTATTGATGTAGAACACGCAAAAATAATTGGAAAAAAAATTTTAGAAGTTATATTTCCACCACTTGCAGCATTTAAATCACTAAAATCTGGTTATGAAATGATTAAAGGAGAAAGACCAGTATTTACGCCATTAAAGAGTAAAAGCGATAATATAGAAACAAAAGCAATTAATATTGAACCAAACGCAATAAATTTAACAGTTAATACAACTCAAAATGTGAGTGGTGAAACTCTCGTTGGTGAAGTATCTACTGAGATTGGTAGACTTGGAAACTTAACAGGAATATGAGGTTGATATAAAATGGTTAGTCCAACAGATGGAACATTACAACATGCATCGGTTAATGGTGGTGTGGCAGTAGATATACTTTTGGCTGATGTATCTTGGGCGTGGAAAAATATAACAAAATCTGCACCAGTAGAAGGTAAGTATGATATATCTGAAGTAGAACAAGGTGGTTTTGAAAACCCCAAATTAGAACTTACAGGATATATTGATACAGATTCAAATGCAAGTAATACTTTAACACAAGCATTACTCATGGATTTTTTACAAGCAGATAATACAACAAATAAAACAACGTTAACCATAACTTGCGTTGGTGAAGATGAAACTGCAGAATATTTAAAAGGTAGACCAAGTGCAGGATATAGTATTGGTGGAGCATATACAAATTCACTCAAAGTACAATTAGAAACTGCAAGTCTAAAATTTGGAACAATGTCCAGTAAAGAAGGTCGCGTATGGACATATAAATTAACTATGACTGAGAGTACATAAAAATATGGCTAAAAGATATTCAAGAGTTGTAATTTATAAAAAAACAGGGAATAGTTGGGCTGCATCTGGCACATTATTAGATGAAGCAAGAGGTGTCTTAGTCATGCGTGGCATAGGCAAAATTAGAGATGTATTTGAATTTAAATTATTAAACGCACACAATAAATACTTTAAAACTGGTGCAACTGTTACTCCAGATGAAGATGATAGAATACAAATTTGGATGTGGAGTGGCACTGCATGGGATAGTTTAACTACAACACAAAAGAATAATGCATTGGAAATTGATGGTATTATCACAAGTTTAACACAAGATACAGCTGGTGGTAAAGATTTATTAATTAAAGGTGCTGGTTTTTTTGATATAATTTTTAAGGGTTTAGTATTTGTGCGTGATAAAACTTTAAATAAATCACATTTAATTATACAAGATATTATTATACAATTGAATAAATATAATCCAAATAGAACAATAGTTTGGGATACTGATAATGATTTATCACCAAAGGATATAAATTATACTTCGTCATATAAAAGTTCAGCAGAGATTATTGAAGAATTATCTTCTGATAAATTTACTGGAGATGGTGCATACAAATATTATATAAAATATGTTCCAGATATTGCAGATGAAACATCTGTTACTTATAAATTTGTTTGGAAAAAGAAATTAGATAATGTTGATAATACTTTAACAGAAGGAACAGACACAATATTCAATACAAACTTAAAGAAAAATAAAGATAAAATTATTAATTCAATAATTTATAATGTTGGTTTTGATTGCTTTGATGAAGCACATGAGTTTTTATATAATGAACCATCACAAACAGTTGGTAGTGGTGGTAGTTGGAAATATTTAACAGACACATATACACTTATACCAGATTTGATTGTCGCCGAATTTGAAGCAGACAGGACTAAATGGGATACCACTACTGAAGGATTACGAAAGAGTAATTTTCCAAGTGCAGGTTCATATCCATATACATTCCAATTTGAAGAAAGAGATGAACATGGCGATAAAACTGGAACATCTGCTACTGCCACAGATGATGATTCATTTAATGATGCAATAGTGAAAGAAGCTGAATGGTTGGGTCGTGATGTTGCAGCAATATGGATAGATTTATATGGTCAAGCGAGATGGTCAGGTGATGTTACTGTACCATTCACAAATGAATTTATTGAAGGAAATTTATTATCATTAAACTCAGATTCATATAATTTTAGTGGTAAAAGAATAAGAATCAAAGATATAACAAATTCAATATTTTTAACAACATTAAGATTAGATGAAGATGAATCCACTGTTGGTATTTAATGATTAATTTTTTAAACATATATTTATAAATGTAAACAATGAGTGAAATAGGCGAAATAATTGGGAAGCTTGTAAATCGTGTTAACAAGTTAGAAGAAAAAACACAAAAGAAAGGTAGTATCAATACTCAATTTACTACGAATTATTTTAAAATAATGGGTAAAGTCACAAGTTTGACTGTTGAGTATAAAGATGACACAGGATATAGTGTTGTTGGTCATCCTGTGCTTGGTAAAGTTCCATTCACCGTTGGTGGTAATACTACTGCATGGACAGAACATTATACAATAACAACAAGTTATACTTTGACTAATACTGCTAGAGAACAGATTGCTAAATTACTAAATGGTGAAGTTCCAAACCTACCAACCCATGTGGCATGGGGTTCTAATAGTGGAACATATATTCCAGGACAAATAAGCTTACATGATGAAACAAGACGCTTGGAAGCAACAACATCTAATGGTGGCGATGGGATATACCAAATACAAGTAGAATTTTATCCAGATAATACAAGCTATACTGTTAATGAAATTGGTGTATTTGATGCAAATTCAGATGGTAATATGTGGTTTAGATTACCAATCCCAACATTAAATGTTACAGCAAACCTAAGAACGAGGATAACATTGAATATAACATTTACAGACGAATCTGATGTTTCATCAGCTTCATTAATAACTACTTATGGTTTAAATCATATAGTTGATTGTTTAGTTAATGGAACAGCAATATTTGATTATACAGAATGGAGTGATGGCACATCAGACCCATTAATTACAAATACATCATTAGATGGTGCTAACAAAGATAGAAACCAAATAAGTGTTTCAAGTAGAGAAGGAAAAAAAGTAGAGAGAGTAACAGTTTTAGGATTATCAGAGTTTAATGATTTAACAATGAACAAAATAGGCAATTTTGTTTTAAGTACTGGAGATAATTTAGTCACAGAAACACTATTGCCAGAACAAACAAAAAGGGATACATTCAAAATAAGAAATACAGACATATTCGATATTGTTACAGATTATGTACCAACTGGAGATGTATTTCCAATGAAATTCCCTATAAGATTAAGTTAAGAGGATATAAATATGGCAGATTATACAGTATCAGATAAAAGTTCTGGTGATGAATTAACAGCAGCAGAATATAATCAAATAAAAGATGTTATCAAAGATAACACAAGACTACTTGCTGGTAGAGACCCAGTTGTTGATGGTACTAAACTTGATGGTATTGAAGCTGGTGCAGAAGTTAATAATATCTCTGATGCCAATGCAACAGATTTGACAGACGCAGGAGATTCAGTGTTACACTATCATGCAACAGATAGAGATAGGACAAACCACACAGGAACACAAACAGTTTCAACTATAAGTGATTTTGATAGTAATCTCGCTGGGAAAACAAATACAACTTCGTTTACTCCGACAGCGGACTATCATGTATCAACTAAGAAATATGTTGATGATAAAGTTGTCACACCAACAGAAGAATTGACTGCTGGAGAATCTTTGGTTAATGGTAATTTATGTTATTTAAAAAGTGATGGAAAGATGTGGAAAGCAGATGCAAGTGCAGATACAACTTGTGATACTTTACTTGCTATGTGTTTAGACACAATTGCTGCAGATGCAACAGGAACATTTCAATTATTTGGGCAATGGACCACTACTGGTTTAACTGCTGGTTCAAAGTATTATGTTAGTGAAACTGGTGGTGCAATAACAGCAACAGCACCAGCGACGACTGGTGCGATTAGAAGATTTATTGGTTACGCATTAAGTACAACAGTTTTATATATAAATATTGATAATACATATATTGAGGTTGCATAAATATGGCTATCGTAGATACTTGTGTTAATTACTACAACTTTGATATTTGTAGTGCAGCAACAGCAGTAGATTTAGCAAATAATAAAGATGGGACAGTTACTGGACCAATCAAGTCTGCAAGTTATGGTAAAATTGGTGAAGGATATAACTTTGATGGCACAAATGATTATATTGAAATATCTGGTACAGGTGGATTTTTTAATGTATCACGAACTACTGGTAGTGTATCTCTTTGGTTTAGTCCAGATGTTACAATCAATTCTGGTGCCACAGTAAATAAATTGTTAATTACTGTTGGTGGTGGAACAGACAGGTATTTTGGATTACAATTTAGAACAGAAGCGGGTGCTGCAACTAATTATTTATATTGTGTGTTCCGTAATGGTGAAGGAACTGCACCAACTGAATTTCTCAAATCTACAACTGCAACATGGACTGCAGGTGTATGGTATCATGTTGTAATAACATGGGATACGAGTGGTGAAGAAATGTTTATTAATGGTGTTTCTGAAGATACTTCTGCTTATACATCTGGATATACAAGTGGGGATAGTTCACATGCTTCATTTGGTTATAATAGTACACTATGTTTTGATGGAGATATGGATGAAGGTGGATTTTGGTCAACTAAATTAGCTTCAGAAGATGTAACAAGATTATACAATGAAGGTGCTGGTTTGGAATATCCATTTACAACTGTTGGTGTTGGATTAAAATCATATTATAAATTTGATGGTGGTGCTACTGATAGAATGTATGCGTTGGCAGCAACTGTGTCTGGTGCAACCAATGGATTATCATATGGGAAAATCAACGAAGGGTATTTATTTGATGGAACTAATGATTATATTGATTGGGACGGTCTTGGTGGTTTTTTTAATGTTGCACGAACAACAGGAAGCATATCATTTTGGTTCAGTCCCGATATAACTGTTGATTCTGGTAATACAGTTAATCAAATGCAATTATCTGTCACTGGTGGTTCAGGGAATTATTTTAGAATTTGTTTTTCATCTCAAGCTGCAACAGCAACAAATTATTTGTATGGTCTTTTTAGAAATGGTGAAGGAACTACACCGACTGAGTTCTTAAAGTCTACCACTGCGACATGGACTGCTGGAACTTGGTATCATGTAGTAGTTACATGGGATACAAGTGGTGAAAAGATGTATATTAATGGAACTCTTGAAGATACATCCGCATATAACTCAGGTTATTCTGGTGGGGATTCCAGTAATTCAACTTTTGGTTCTATAAGTCTACATAGTGGTTTTTATTATGATGGTGATATTGATGAAGTTGGATTTTGGAATAGGGTATTGGACCAAGATGAAGTAACGGCGTTATACAATGGTGGTTCAGGGTTTGCATTTCCATTGCCAGATTTGACTGGTTGGTCAAATACTATAAATGGTGTAACATCATTTACAAAAATTAATGGAATTGCAATAGCAAATATATCAAAAGTTAATGGAGT